CGTTAGCGATAAACAACTGTTCTTGGAACTGGGAGAAGTATGGTGGTGGGAAAGTAACCGCACCATACCAATCAATATCTTTATGAAACAAGACTGGGCACCATTTAGGTATTGCTTACGTACTCTAAACAGTAAAGATGTAGCGGTTATTCATGGTCCACAGATTAATCTGCGGAATTTGGCGCAAAAACGTATTAAGCGCAAACAGATTGTTCTGGTAAAGAAGATTCCGCGATAATTTCTTGTTGTAATAATAGCATATTAACTGCCACCAGATGTGCGTATGCTACTGCATGTGACTTACGAAAAACATAGCCATCTTCGTCACGATCCCATACGTTTTTTGCAATTTCCAGCCAGGATTTGTTGGCTAAATGCCGTTTACTGGGCCTAATTACAGCCAGGAACATCGCCAACTGCTCTATGCTAGTGATAGGTTCAGGTAAACGTTGTAACAAGTCGTATGAGTTATTCAGATGCATCAACCTCTCGCAAAACTCACGAGCTTGCAACAATTCCCACAATGGTTCTGTGGCCATCAGATCAAGTAAATGCGCTTCATCTCGTATCTTTTGGTATAGATGTACGTTAAGAAAATCTATCTTTTGATATCCCAATCCTTCTGCAATCTTGTAATCCATGGTTGCCAAACCAGTGATGGGATTGTGCGGAATCTGAGTGACATATACTCCACTGGGATGCCGTTTAATTTGTTGGTCTTTAATAATTACCGCGGGGATATGCGGTATAACTGCCAACAGCAAATTACGATCCGGCATATCAAGATCAATATCGCCACTTTCCATTTAAAAGCCCGCCTCACGTAACATGTGTTTGGCCCACTCTACATCTGCTGGATAATCAATAAATTTCTTTTTCCAAAAAGAAGGATCAATCCAGGGAAACACAATAGCAGTTTGTTCGTCAGTTAATGTGCTTAGAAAATGCATACCACTGTCACAGTTGTAAATGGTCCATGCTGTGATACGCCCTTGTGTTATTTGATAACATAGTTTGTTGCTGTTACCATAGCTAAACATATGATTAAACTGACTGCCATTTTGCTCTGCCCAGTCCTGTGCCGTTTCAATAGCCCTGGCCAACGCATCTTGTGCTGGTTCGTATCGCAAATGTTGTGTTAGGTACTCGGCATAAATCTTATCATGACACCACTGATCTAATTTCTTGTTCTGCTTTACCACCCATTCAATAAACTTACTTGGTGCTATGGCATTAATTGCTTTAATGTGTCTACCAAATTTTACAAAGGCAGAGTAATACGAACTTTTGATAAAATCTTCGTATGATTTTAGTTTGGCACTGCCTTGTGTTATTTCATAGAACCGCAGATACGCATTGAGCCCAAGCTGTACGCCTATTTCTTTTTCTTGTTGCCAGCGTCGCTTGGGCTCACACAGATGAACTGCAAGAGTGGATTCTTTGCGGAATTCTTTGTCACAATATCGACATTTATTGGGCTCAGCCATGCGATTACTTAATCACAATATCATGTGCTTCCATTAACTCACTAAATTCGTCATCGGACATAATACTCAACCTCATCTCTAGGTCACTGAGTTTGTCAATTGGATAAATTTCCGATAACGCATTAATTTTCTTTGTATCGCTTTTGGTAGGTGATGGTGCTTTGATCCATTTATGATATCGTGGAGTAAGTTTATACGGTGCCACAGTAGTCATTACCAGCCACTGCAATTTTCTATGCTCTTTAGATATATCAAAGAAGTTGATGTTAGCATGTTGATTGGCCGAACGCAAATAATAATCTGCCAGCAAATTATCACCTTGTACTGACGATGCATATCGTAATGTTAGGAATCCGCTAAACTTTTTCTTTAATTCATCAGATAGTCTATCATAAAAATCACGATCCTTGGCATCCAGTGCAGAGCACAACGATTTTAAATCTATAGTTGGTGCTGGTGTTCGTTTTTCTGCAGGTGTTTTACTTTTCTTTGGTTTTGTCATTTGGTTTACTTAGATAATAAAACATTTTAACACGTTCTAGTTCGTCACGCAACCCAGGATTAGTCAGGGCTGCTCTACGTATTTCACTCCAGAGTTTATCATCCATTATATGGTCTCTTAACGGTCTTCCATCAGATGTTCTCTTGTCATACTCCCAACCAATTTCTTGTCGCGTACTAGGGGCAGCACCAAACTCTCTGGCATAAGTTATACCGTCTGCTTGTTCATAAATGTATGTTGCTCCTGGTATTAGATTTCCCATAGTTACCACGCTTTGTTTATATCAACTATCTCACACTGCCGGCTGACATCCTTGATAAAAAACGCACATAACGGTTTTTCACCATCAGTTAATGGTACCGCAAGTAATTGATTGTTTTTCAACTTGGGAAAATACCACTTTACATCTTGATATATTTCTAGTATCTCAATCTTTGCAAATGCTGGTCTGAAGCTACCCATGGGGTTGAGTGTAAAAGCACTAAATCCACGGTCATTGATTGACGTTAGCGGAACAATTTCCAAATCACCCACTTCAGCCTCTCCAATTAATATTTGCCAATCTACTGGCATCTTTAAAACATGGGTTCCAATACGTATTACCAATGCTGGTGCATTAAAACTTTCCAAGAAAATTAACGGCATGAAAAAGTAATCGGGATTCTTGGGATTACTATTATCCAAAACGCAAAATCTTAAATCGTCTATCTCGTCTGGTATGCTGTCTAATTCATATGATATGTTGTCGTTAGTTAAAAGTTTCATGCAGGGTGTGGTCCTTTTTTATATTCTATACTGTTACTTCTGTAATGTCAACACCACGCAGCCTTCTTTATGTTGAAATTATAATTAGCTTCTTTGTAAAACTGTTTGCGTTTGGTAAGATGTCGTTTGGCAAACTTACAAGTACTAGCAATATCCCAGATATTAACAAAATCCTTGTCACCTGATTTGCGTAATCCGCGTCCTATACTTTGTATCACTCGCACAAAACTCTTGCCTGGTTCAATCAAAACAACATTGAACAATCTGGGTACGTTAATACCCACTGCGGCAATGCCATATGTGGCAATAATAGTCTTGTTGTCGTTAACAGCCACTTCATCATATTGCTCTTTTCGATCTACGTCTTTGGTGACACCGCTGATGAATACGCTATTGGGTATATACTGCTCCAACATCTTACCAGCCTGAATCCGATCAATCAACACCAATGTATTGCCAGTTTCGGCGATCTCTGCTATCACGCTGGCGATATATTTAATGCGATCTTCGTTAGTAGTCAAATATTGTAGCTCTTTCTGATACTCTTTATACTCGCCGTGATCCTGTAATTGGATAATATTAACTTCACAGTTGGCCAATACTCCTTGATCTTGTAGTTCACTAGCAGATAACTTGCCAACTACCTCGCCCAAACTAACTCTAAGAGCAAAAAACTCAAATGGTTCTTTGGGTATAGTACCCGTCAATCCCCAGCGTATAGGAATCATTCCCATTACACCAGTTAACATGGTCTTCAACACTTCAGCTTTGGCCATGTGAACTTCGTCCACCATGATACAAACAACACCCGCCAAGAAATCCTGTATGGTTACTTCTGCTACCCCGCTCTTGGTATTCTTGAGCAAGTTATTTAGGCTTTGCCATGTACAAATGGTATGAGTCTTGTTAAATTCTTTTCGATCACCAAAATATACACCAACATCTAATCCCAGATTTTTATAGTCAGCCTCAGTTTGTGTAACCAAGCTCTTGTTGGGCACAATAACGATGGTACGTCCGTATGGTTCACATCGATGACTCAGCACAGATGTGATTAGAGTTTTGCCGGCGCCGGTAGCTACTTCCTGCAAGCATTGCGGATTGGCAAAGAAGTTATTGATCACATCTACTTGATAGTCACGAAGTTTAATAGGTTGGCCAGCATCAGAATGCCCAGCTGGCCAAGTTTTGTGGCTGTAACTATCCTCTGCTACTTTCTCAAACGCAAACTCACGACGATAGTCACGCTGATCAATTAGCTCAAATTCATACCCTTGCTGATCCAGGTAAGTGAGAATGTCTGGCAACAGGTTGATATAACTACTGCCACCCAACGTAAAGAAGGATACCTTACCATCCCATCTGCCCAGCCTAACTGCGGGCAAATGTCGTGCGTAAGGCAACTCAAAACTAAATTTCTTTACTAGATTTTTTCTAGTGGTTAAATCTAATCCCTGTAATGTGACATTGACTTCATCTTTAATTAGTATCTTTGTTTGCACTAGTTTCCTTGTTGATATACCAGATGTTGTTTGTGGTGTTAAACAACAAATGCCAATCTAAATTGTAGTTATCAGTTATAATTAACGCATTTTCCGTTGGTATTGGTAACGATACTCCAAACATTCCGCCGCTACTGTTGCAAGTATAGTGATATACGTGCTCACTGTCAACCGCTATACCTTTGTCTAGCGTAATTTTAGCCCTTGGCGGAGGGTCGGTTATTACTATTACTGGTCCTTTTCCGGTCAGCTGACAATAAGTTTTGGCTGTATCTATGTAATTATCCCGATGCATTTTTACTGTTCTAGAAATCATAAGTGAAAATAACATACCAGGATCAGGATAATTTTGCAGTAACCGATATAATTCTCTGGTTGTATTAAGAGGTAGTTTATAATTGTATAGCCAAGAACGATCACATAATTTTATCAATCCAGTTATGTCTTTTTCTGCTAAATGATCGGTTAGCTCGGCTGTGACATTTTTAAAAGTACCATCTGCTTGCAATATAGGTGCAAACATTTCTTCAGTGGTTTGGGATTTGAATTTTTCCAGTTTACTGTGCAGCTCGCACACTTCAGCACCCACAGCAAAATTATGTTTTTTGGCGAAGCACATGACAAAATCTAGATTGTGTTCGCTGGGATAGATCACCCAACTATGCAATTCCTTACTCCACGAAAACTTACCTTGTTTACCCTTATTTGCTTCCAGTTCATTAATCAATTCTTGATTAAAATTAAATGCCAAGTGTAAGTAGCCGTCAGAGGCCTGTGTTACATGTTTGATTTGTTCTACTTCACGTATCTGAAATAGTAGCGGTGCTGAATCCAAATCATCTATAGTCACATTCCATTTTGATAATTGTTTTCTGTATTTGGTTACTAATAATCTGGCAAGGTCTACCTGCTTGGCAGTAAGTCCCAGTCGTCTAACTTTGACCTGCAATGCAAGATTTCGTATCGGGGCGCGATCAAATCTACTTAACCTGATCATATTTTCCACGGTGACACCGGGTACAGAAATATCGCTTAAATTATGCAAGTAAACAATATAGTCTTCAAGATAGATAGGGTGCTTCATCACGCAAGCATACACGATATAGAACACTTAGTCAAAAAAAGGGGACTCGAAAGTCCCCTTTAAAAAACCACCGCTAGGAGCGAGTAAGCAGTGGGTACAACACCAATATATATGCTACAATTCTGGGCTGTGAAAATTATGCATTACGCATACAGGTGGACTCAGCCATTGCTTTCCACTTCATCGGAAAGCTCTTGTAAAGCTCGGACACTTTGACTGCCATACGCAAGCTCATCTCACGCAAGCGGTTTTGGTTGGTATCCATAAAGTCAATAATTTCAGCTTGACCCACTTCACCAATGTCATAGTCGCTAAACAATTCACCAGTGCGAGCAACCTGTTTGATGCGAAGCAGTTTGTCGCGCATCGTGTTCAACGTCAGGTCCAAGTAGTGGCAACGTGACTGCAATGCATCCAAGTGATCACGCAATTTCTGCGACTTCATTTGGTCAAACTTCAGGTTGGTAATAAAAATCACCGTGCCTTTGAAGTCAAACGTGCTGGGGATGCCTTCGCTACGCAACATGTGGCTATCGGACAACCAGCTGATACGGCGGCGCTTACCGGAATCCAACGCACCTTTGAGCAAGTTCAACGCAACATCATCCAACAAGATGCTATCGCAGTCATCAAACACCAGCACACAGCCTTCATCGCTGAATTTGTAGAGCTGGGTATACAGACCCAATGCAGTGGTACTACCTTTGATAACTTCGCTCTTGACCCGCTTGCCTGAAATCTTGTCAAACAGTGAGGCTTTTTCCAGCTCACGCTCAACACCGTAGCTCTTGCCCACACCCGGAGGGCCGGACACAATCATGGCACGGATGTCACCACTCACAGCGGCTTTGGTCATATCGTCCAAAATCTCAAAGCGGGTGGCAATACGGGTCATTATTTCTTCGTCCGTTTCTTCCACAACAACCGGTGCTACGACTTTGGTATCCTTCAATTTTACATCTCCCATAGTTTGCACTGCATCACGTTCATTGGAAATCTGGTAATCACTCATACCAGACACTTTAATACGAAAAATTTTGGGGTAACCGGAATACATACCCGCATTATTGACTACAACAAACCCACCGCCTGCGGCGTAGGGTTGATATTCGGTATTCAATTCAAACACCTGACCCGAAACATCGTTGTTGCGATAAGTACCTGCATTAATACGGATAAATGTAGCCATTTGCTTCGCTCCTTAATTATTAACTTATGTATCTATTATACGCTTTTTGACGGGAAAGTCAAGCGTTTTTTTATGTCTTGTAAGTGCTTGATTCTATTAGATAAACTTCACACACGGGGGAATTCTACGGGACAACCGTATGATTTTACCCATGGTTTTCTCAATCTCCTTTTGCCAAATCGCGCGATAAACGTCAGCATCAGCCTCCATGCATTTTTGCAGGCGCATTGCATAGGCAACCAAGAACTGCTTCTTCTGCACTTTTTTGGCATGTTCCGCCGGAACCATCGCTTGCCTTCCACCCACTGTCATTTGCACATAATTTTGCATTTGTTGCTCCTTGTTATCTAACTGTATGTAGCTATTATACAGTAATTGACCAAGAAGTCAACCAAAATAAGCAACAATAAAACTCAATGAAATCAATAAGTTACTTGGCTATATGCCACGCTTCCACGGCCTTTTCAGGAGTTCCAACGGTAAGATCCACAAGTAAACGATAGTGATCCCATGCTTCTTGCAAGGATGCGTTACTTGTTGCGGGGCTGGGCAACACATCAGCCCAAACGCAATCTGCCGGAATACTGCTCCTACGTGTACCATTCATGCGTGGCTGGTGAATTTTGCCAGTATCCCAAAGGTGTGATGCTACTGCGTGACATTCTTTTTCATCCAACCCAAGCAGGTAATCTGGACGATGCATATAGTTCTGCACAATCACCTCAACTTGATCACGAGTTTCAATTAGTGTGCCAGCAACAATGACTATGACATCCTCTATTTTTACTTTGCCCTGCACAATATCACGTATACATTGACCGAAACTAAATCCTATTTTCATATCTTATCCGTTCAGGCTATCAAAATGCGTGGGGGTCATTACTCGTGTTGCGTTATGATTGCAAGCATTGACCATACGATATCCATGTGTATCGTAGTCATTGATGCATTGCCGCCATTCGTTTAGTAATCGTTGCTCAAGTTCTTTGAGCCAGTTTGCTCTCCAACTATTCTCAGTAGGATCAAGCAAAGCCAATTTATCGCGAACAGAATCTAACCGTTTACCCAATACATCAAGCTCATTGAGGTTCTTTTTTTGATGTGTCATCTGCATTTGCGATATCCTTGACAAATTTGATGGTTTTACGGAGGGTGTCAAATACATATTCGTCGGCTTCGTCGTCGTTATTTACTGTGACAACGAAGCCGTTATTGACTTTACGCATTTCTAGACTAGAAAACATAATGATCCTTGGGTAGAGTTAATGAACAATATACACACTATAACAGCTGATGCGCCACAAGTCAATCGCATGATCATCAAAATTAAATTAGTGGTACGATTCTGCCAGTGACATCATAGATCAAATTCTCCAGCATACGCATTGCTTGGTCATGCTTTTTAAGAGCGAATGCATCAGCAATTTGATTTATCGTAGTGACCGATCCAGTGGATGCATGTAACATACGTCGGTCAATTTCATCCATCAACTCAGCATCATCAAAATCTTCAATATCAACCTCGACTTCAATCTCCTTGTATACATTAACGCTCATATTGGCTCCTTAAAGGTCTACAGTAAGTTCTTTAACAATTGTCGCTACTGATTTAATGGATGAAATATTATCTATTGCTTTGCCAGCGAACAGCAATCCCTTATTGGAACTATCTCGTCCGATAAGTAAACCAGCTGTATGGTTTGAGTCCTTGTCTGGGATAGGCGTGAATATTATGGCATTTTGCTTGCCAACTCCAATATTTTGAACATCTGCAAAAGATTTTTCAAGCATCGCAAGTTTCTTTTCATAATTAATACAAGATTCTTCTGATAATGCAAATACCGTGCCTAGTCCCACTGCCACTGCTCCAGCATCTAAATATTGTCGTATTTCGGCAGAGGTTGAAATTCCACCTGTTACAATTATAGGTAACCCAGGATTCAGCATTTGTAGTTCAGAAAGACGACGAGGCAACGGAACCCCGTCATTGACGACCCTGGATGCTGCCTCAGGTCCCTTTATGTCAATAGCATCTACAAGATGTAGATATTCCACCCCTCTGGGAATAGTACTAAGACGTTTAACAATTATTTTAATGTTTTTCTTTTTTAACCCACTTAACGCCGATTCCTCGGACGCGGTTTTTATATCATCTAGTAGTTGTAAATGAGTTACATTATAAGTTAAAATTACATCTATCAGTTCTGGTGATAATTGAGCAGGGCTTACTGCCAATATCAAATCAGTGAAATTACCAGCACCATTATTAAATTTTTCCAACTCAACCGCAGTTTCCAGCAAAGCACTAAATGATGCCACCAAACTTGGTATTATGCCTGCCGCATGTGCGGCTAATGCTAACTTAGCATCTGACACCTTGTTCATTGGTGTACATATAATTGGATACTTTGCATTAAAAAATGGCATATAACTTCCTTAAAATGGTGGGCCTTGTTGGACTCGAACCAACGACCCAGCGATTATGAGTCGCTTGCTCTAACCAACTGAGCTAAAGGCCCGATTTCTTATGATGCTGGTTCTATGTCTGCCAATAACGGATGTTGTTTTTGCTCTGCATGAAGTCTAATTTGTAGTCCACGAGTTTCTGCAATATCTTTTGGATATATACCTGCGGCCGCTTTGCCCTTTTCATGAACATCTTTTGCTACTTGAAAAGCCTTTTCTTCAGATAAATTACATACTCCACACAATACACTTACAACAAAGTCAAATGGAGTAAAGTCATCATTGTGTAACATCACAGCATATAGCGGTGGTGGTACCACTTTTTGAGTATCCCTAACTGGTTCTTTAAGCTCTGACATATTCCGTACCTTATCAACGGTTGAGTATTCTGTATTATACAACAGCTCTTGGTAAAAAGCAAGTGGGTTCAATGAAATTGTGTGTCAGTATCATTCTTTATGATGAATTGATGTTGAATATTGTCTAATTGTGGTATTAGATTCCAAAAATCACCTGTCACTCCAGCTAGCAACATTGATGGGAAGCAGAATACTCTCCATCCTGCGATATGCTTTTCTGCAATAGCATATAGCTTACCATGTCTAAAAACCAACTCAGTATTATCTCTGCCTGACTGTACTGTGTATTTTTTCATGTGTGTAGTGTAAGTTATTAGTAACGTGAAGTCAACTACGGTTGACGTTTTTCTCTTCCCACACCTTTTAATGCATTGCGTTTTTTTCTGTCCGGTAACTCTGCCTTATTGGGCGGTGCTTTCTTAATACGTTTTCCTGGTACTGAGGTTCCTGCATCTGCGGCAGCAACCTCCGATTCTACATCAACGTCAGGTAAGTTCTGGGCACCGTTGCGTAGAATTTTAAACGTAAAGTTTCCTTTTATGTCTGTGCTGTAATAATTCTTAGATGCACTGAAAAGTACCCCTGTTGTAGTTTTACCGGGCCATTCAGCACTAAAGCCTTCTAAGGTCCAGGTATCACCGTTGTCAGTTGCATCGGTATATACTTGCACCAATGCTCCGTTGTTTAACAACTCACTGGCCAGTTTGCTGAAATTAGTATGTTTGTTGATATGCTCTGCTACCCTATATGCACAAGCCGCCACAGCATGATAATACAGATTTACTGCATTGGGATTTGCTGGTGTGCGGTCTTTAAGCAGAGAGTGTAGTGTTTTGCTTAGAGGCATTTTACTAACAGTTTCCATGTCAACCAAGGGTGCTTTGTACATGTCCATAATGACTTTTTCATCTTTGGCAGATATGATACCATGATCTCTAGCCAATACCAGCGGTGCATTTCTCATACCCAGATGCACAACCTTTTCAATAATGTCAATTACGGCACCATATTTTGTATTTTTTGCATCTGGATCTTCACGGCTTAAGTCTAGTAAGTTTTTAG